GTAGTTTCCAAAGTGCCGGGTATCTCTACACTTTCCAAGATGGGCGGAAGTCGAAGAGAAACCGCGTATCGAACAAGCTTGGAATGCCCTGACACAGCAGTAGTATGCGTCTCCCAGAGCGGCACTATAGAGATTTTTGTAAATGGCAAGTCATGGCCAGTGTCAGAGGCGATAACTGGCATGTCTAGATAGTACAACAAATTAAAGCTTGTTAGAACTTGCACTCTGTGAATTTGCTGAATTGCATTGTTGTTCTTTGATTACTTAGAAATTGAAATCTCGGTCTTCATAACAAATCTGTCTAAATGTTTTTTAAGCTGATTACTTAGCACGCGTGTTTGTAGACATAAAGGTTAGTAGGTGGAAATCCAGGTAAATCAATGTCAACATTTTTAAGATCAACTATACCTTTGCTGATATCAGCGCTCAGTGCTTTATCGAAAAACTCCTTAATATCATCCGAAAAGAAAATGTAGGACTCTCCCCTATGTTCAAGGTCTTTCTTTTTAAAGTAATTGCGGGCTCTTGCTGCTATTTCAAAGATAGGACCCGAATACTTTCGGCTTAGCCTCTCCTGTTTCAGTATCCCCCAAGGTGACCCTAACCTAGTATTAGAAATAAGGCTCGATCTTACATAAATGCCCAACTTTTTCATCTCGGCAACGAAATTCAATGCACATTCGATTGCGTTTCCAATTTCTCGAAACATAACCAAATTGAAGTCGTCGAAAGTAGGGTCTATATCACCATCACCAACAAGTTTAGTGAACCTTTCTAGTATTTGGTATGCTTTCCAGGCTAGTTTCTCTCTTAATTCTTTGTCTTTAATCTCTGTTGAGTGGATCCAATCATAAGAAAACACTGTTCGTGGTTCCTTGACCTCCTCAAGCTTAAGCTCAGTCGTTTCAAGAAAGGCACGGTAATTAGATTGCAGTTCTGAGTACAGATGTCTTGCTTCCTTAACCAAAGTTTTCAGTCGATCAACTAGAGGTTCGGAACCATAAATCAAGTAGGATAATCCTTGTTTGAATTGAAGAAACGTTGTTCGATGAGCTTCTTCAATAAGACTATTACACTGGGGAATTAACTCTGACAACGGGGTTAAATTCGATGGAACATTATTCTCAACTATGTGGTTTTCCCATAGAAATGTCCGACAGACGCTTGTAAGACATCGTGCGATTTTATTTAGGCAAAGAATTCTTTTTAGAGGTAATTCAAGCATTGAAATAGGTGATTCGTTGATTAGGTCCTGTATGAACTTCTTGTATGGATGCTCAAACACTGTTCCTGAGCAGATATAGTCCAGCTTCCACTTATGAGTGCTTAGATTCTCCCATACATCTTGTTTCATCTTACTCATAGCAAAGTATCCATCAACATAACCGAGTCGGTTACTAGCTTTGTTGATGAGTTCAGGTGATGTCAAGTTCGCAGCAAGATCTGAAAGGGCGTTTATAGCAAGGTTAAAGTTAAATCTTGGATGGTCAGACCACAGCGCAAATTCCGCTTTCAGAGCTTCTAGGTAATTCATAAAATTGTTGCATGTTGTGAGAGCAAGGAGTGTTCGGTAGTCATTCTTCCAATCTTCTACTTTCTCATATACATGAAGAATCAAATCGACTAGATAATCGATGTCTGTAAGCATATCTTGAGGAACTGGACTATGGTCTTTTGGATTTATTTCAAAAAACTCTCCTAAGATGTAGTGTTTTTTTGTTTCTTCCTTGACAATAGAATTTCCTTCACACCAATCTGCAAATGTGTATCTTCGTCCTTTAACTTCGACTTCAAGTCTAGCTCCATATCTGTCAAACTGCTTCTTGATTTTGATGTCTAAGGGGGTTACTTTGAGAAAGCGCTCAAACACGTCGGTTATGAGTACAAAGGATTTTTCGAAGAGCATTCGTGGAATACCTGGCACTCTACTGGGAAATGCCCTGTTTTCTGAATACTTGTCGCACAGTCTTTTCATGCAATATGCAATGAGGTACTCGTATTGGTCTAAGGAGAAGACACTTTCTGCAAAGCGGTAGAGACGAGTCCAAACATCATCTTCCTTGATAAATATAGGAACCGCTATACCATAATCGACTAGTGTATCCAACCCAATTGATAGCTCATCAGGAGAGTGTTTGATCCCATTTTTCTTAAGTAATTGTGAGATTTCTTCTATTGGCAAACCATAGACAAGTCTGAAGGGGTCTAAATTCTCCTTCTTTTCTCTTTCCTTCATCTCTTTCTCAATGTACATGCACTTGAAAATATTTCGAAAATTAGTGGACAAGTCGTATCGAGGATCTAAATACTTATCCCATTGAAGTCTGCTAAGTTCGTTATGATATGCTGGACCCATATTTTGTCCTCCCTGTAAGGGAAAGATAGCCTTTTAACGTTTCTTTAGTTAAGGACTCTGAAGATTTTATTGCCATTTGGAACTTCTTTGATAACTCTTGTCCCAGAAGGATGTCCATATCAAAAGTTTTCATAAGTTCCACTGGAGTTTCTTTTTCTTCTTTCTCAAATAATTCGGAGTCTAGAATAAACGAGTATCCGTAAAGCCACTCGGCTAAGTACGTTGTTGTGCATACGATGGCTAATTCCTTTTCCGTATCAGACGAATCAATTTTATTGACAAAATCAACAATGTTTCGGGTCAGTTCGTTTAACCAAGGTATTTCGTTTATGAACGGGAGTTTTCCATCCAAGATATTTTTTGCGTGAATATCAAATAAAGAAATAGGCTCAATAGTGACAATTCTTGTTCGCAGATTTACAATAATTCTTACTTTTGTTGATTGGGGAAATGTCTCGGTATATCTTGGGATCAAAAGAGGTGGCAATTCATCTTTCCAGTCAAGAATTGTAAGATTGACTATACCAATTCGACTTTCCAGATCATTCGTTAGGTCATAGCACTTAGGATAGCACTTCTTGATTAGCTGAACGATGTCCTTTTTGAGAACCAATTCTGGTTTGAGTGAGATATAAAAAAGTGGATGGTTTATATCGTAAGGTTTCGACAGGTATCTAAGCGCCATCACGCTCTCAGAGTTAAATGCAGAAAACTGGCTTTTAGGTAATGAAAGAGTGTAGAAAGCATTGGTTTGAAATCCCGGGTGGACGTCTCCTTTTGCGAGCACAAAGGGAACCGGGAAGAAACCTTTTTCGAGAACCATGTTAAGCACTCTTCTCATAGTGCTTCCATAGATCAGAACATCGTCAAAGACACTTACCGTATGCTCTGATTTCTTTGAAGAGATAAAAAGCAGAGCCGTATCTGAGATAATTTTCAGTCCCTTGGGAGGCAACCAGATATCATATTTTTCTGCCAATTCTATAAGTCTTGGACCCCTTCGTGCAATAGCCACAACGAATGCCGGGTCTACAGAAATGGTTCTGTCTAATGTTTTGGAAAGTGCATTTCCATGTTCAAGGAGGAAATTGGGATAAGGAAATGACTCCATAGGTATGTAATTCCTGCAACTTTGATATCTCGAATATATGCCAAGTTATTTATGTTTTTTTCTAATGCCTAGAAAACAAATAATTAGCATGAAAACTATCTGACAATAATTGAACCCAAGATTTCAAGAACATGCGGGACGTCCTTGCTTCTGCTGAGAAAGAAAGCCAAAAGAGGGAGTAGAATATCGATTTTCATGGAGTTAAAGAATTCTTGTTCTTAAGCACATAGCCGAAAGCGTTTCTGTAAGGTAAATAAAGAATTGGTTAAGAATTATTAAACAGAAGTTTAAAAAACTACACCAAGTAGCAATACAGACGAAGGAAGTCCAGCAAATGCCTTCAAAACGAAGAATGGGCAGAGTAAGATACTCAAGAACTGTTGAAAAAGCTATCTATGAAAAACACAGACATCGATGCGCAATCTGTGGAAGAACGATCGATTTTGATGATGGAGTATTAGATCATATTATTCCCTTAGGTAAAGGAGGAGCGGATACTGCCACAAATCTTCAATGGACTTGTTACAGGTGCAATATTCTAAAGGGGGATTCTCGAACGAATGAAGAGGTTAGAGCAATATTAGGAACGCCTAAGGATTTCGACGAACTAGTAAAACTTCAAGATAAAGAGGGCCCTTCATTTGTCGAAATCCAGGAACCTCGAACTGTACTATCTTATGACTGGATTCATTCAACAAAACTGGATCCAAAAAAGAGGGATTTTATAGTTTGGCAAGGTTATGAAATCTTGCAGAGATATATTAAGCACATCGGAGATGGTGATTTGGACCCAACGTTCGATGATTCGAATATAGCGATATTTAGAAAAACAGACAATGCTATTCGCTCTACACTCAACTATGTTAGAAAAATGGAAGACAGAGGAATTCTTTTGAGAGCGAGTGTCATTTCAAATCTGAACTTGGGGACACCTTGGAACATGCTTAAATGGGAAAAACATACAAGGAAGTATGCAGGGTCAATCTTTGCAATTGCTACACGAGCTCGTAACTACTTCAAAGAAAATAGGAGAGAAAGGGAAGGAGAATCCTACATCTTCATGTCAACCAATGTGAAAGAGGTTTTTGAACAGCTTATTGAACCAGAAAAAAGGGCATACATTATTGCATTAGGGCGAGTAGAACTTCGTGATCTGTTGCCAATTGAGCTCTATGTATACATACATACAAAGGAAAGCATACAGTTGTAACAGAGTATGTCTAAGAATCCAAGTGGATGTTTCAACCTATGTTTTTTATCGGTGAGTTGGGTATGGGAATAATGAGAAGTCTTGAACATTCTTCAATATAGATATGCCTTGACAATAGTTTTATTTTCATAGTTATCAAGGATGTTTTTGGTTCCCGTTTAAGCATACTTGACTTCTGACTTTATCCCTCAGTTGTCGGCTACTTAGGCGGTGAACGCCTCAAAAGAGAGGTCTTTTGGCATTACAACCCCGATTTTAACAGATTTTTAATAGAGCGTCAGCGTAGAGGCTTCTTGACAACTGAGGAGGTGACCGTATGACAAAGGAAAACAAGCAAACGCTTCCGACAGAGACCTCAATCAGCAAGTATGGCTTCCTCTACTTGAGTAAAGAGATCCTTGCGACTCTTGGTTTTCAGAAAGGCGATAAGGTAACTTTGCGACAGACGCCTGAAGGCCTACTCGTAACAAGGGAAGTCAAAGAGGTGAGCTAAGATGAGCAAAAAAGCTGTAATTGTGATTTCTCTCGTAGAGGAAAGCGCTGAAAAGCCGAATCGAGAGATTGAGAAAGAGATAATGAGCGAACTTTCAAAAGACCCAGCAAGGATTCCTTGGCTGAAGAAAGTTGAAAGGGTCACCGTTTCGTAGACTTGACTTTCCTAATCTCTCCCCTTCTTTTTTCTCATTTTCTTTTCCAAAACAGGTAAACTTTTGTCTGTAACAGCAAAGCAGTGACATGGATAAGTTTCGCAAGTTTCTCTAACGTTGCAGTTTCTACTCTCTGCCTATATAATTCCCGTTTTCCATATGGTTCATGATAGAAAAATTCTTTCAAAAAGCGTACATGCACATTCTTCATGAAAACATGACGGATCTCCAAAACTTGTTCATCTGATAAGCCACGAAGCATGTTAATAACATATTTTTGGCTACCTAACAAAACTATGTTGAAACCTAGATTTGAGAGCACATCTCTAATGGCTAAAGCATGCTTAGGTGAAGACTGTTCCATAATTTTCTGCATTCCTGCACGCTGGAAAAACGGATTATATTTGGCCATAACCGCAATTGTTTCAACATAAGGAGTGCCCACAAGCGGCAAGGTCTCCCTTACGAGTCGTTGACCCAAACCTATTGTACGATATTTAGGATGAACAACAACTCGCATAATAACACTCAGCTTCTGATTCAAGTCTTTCACACTCATCTTAGGCAGAACCTTAAGGCGTCCAGCAACAGCCATTCCAGGATAACAATAAACTATGACGCCTGCAACCTCATCTCCACGCACTGCACGAAAAATTTTGCGCACAATCCCAACCTGGTGGCTGCGGTAATGAAAACCCGCCAGTAGCATATAGTCAGACCTCGTGCCTTCTTCTATACGAATTTCCTTGGTTAGGCTACTTTCCTTAGCTGGCTCATTCGGAAAGTAACTCACTTCAATCTCTTTCCCAAATCGCTTGTGAATGTGAACCGAAGGTTTCAAGTCTTCAAAGAGGTCGGTGTGTGTTGTGGCTGCTAGGACTGCTTTTCCTTCTTGTCTTGCTAGTTTTTGAAGGTTGTAGGCTACGATTTTGGCTGTGTCTCTGTCTAATGTTGCGCAGAATTCGTCCATAATCCAAAACTGTTTGCCTAACTCGATCAGTTTGGCAATTCTGAAACGATACTTCTGCCCATCGCTTAATTGACTATACCGCCTAACAAAAAGGAAAGCATCATTCAAGCCTACTCTGCTCAGCAGTTCTAAGCCTTCCTCAACGGTTTTGCCAACGCAGTCAATTAATGGCTTATTCCTTTCAAGTTTGACATCATGTATGTTGATGGCTTGTGAGCCTAAATCCTTCCCCAAAGCCCTTAGCAAAACAGATTTGCCTGATCCAGACTCTCCGGTGATGTACGTAATATCCTTTGGGCCTATCCTTAACTCCACATTGTCACAAACTACATGCCTTTGATAGTCATCTACTCCAAGCCCAAATGCTTCATGCACAGCGATAGTTCTCTCTGTGATGTCCGTCTTGGTTTTGTAGGCTATATTGATAACAAACTTTCCAGTGGTGCGGTCATATCTTCTTGCAAACTTTGTTATCTCGAAAAATTCACGCTGTCGCATGTTCAGATCCTCTTTGACATACAAATAGTAGTAGTGTCATGGCTGGGTTTTCTCCTTGAAAATTAGTGAAGGCCCTTCTCCGTGAACTGTGAAGTGTCGGTAGCGAACGTCATACTTGAGTACAATTAAGCCTGCGATGGCGTCCCAGAGAAATTCGATAGGTCTTTGCGTATGCTCCCTTAATGTTGGAAACTCTACGAGTAGAACAAGCCATCGGCTCATAATGGTGACACTTTCAATTTCAAATAGTATAGGGTAGCCTCGTTTTCTAAGCTCTTGTTCAAGGTAGTCTTGTATCTCTCCAGCACTGGCTTGTAGGTTCTTTCTTTCAAAGTTAAATTCTACGAGCATTAAACAATCAGCTCCAAAATCTCAACGGCTTTCTCAAAATCCCCGAACTCCTGTTTTTTACGAAGTTTAGCCTTCAATACCGCATGCCCAAAAGGAATATGGCAAAAAACCCTCTCGTTTCCTTCCTTGTTCAGCATTCTCGCCACAGCATGATAAGCGTCAGCAACTTTTCCAACTGCCACATTTGTGAAAGGTTCAACGTGAAAAACAGGGTAAATTTCCTGCTTTGTTGGACTGTCCTGAATGACAGAAAAAATATTCACAACGCCTATCGGTAAATCTCCGTCAAAGGCAAAGAAGAATCTTGTTTTGTAACGTTGAAGGTGGTCGTACCGCATGGCTTGGCCTATTCCGAAAGCTACAACCAAGTTTTTGGGCACGAAGGGGTCTGGCACAGTGTCAGCGAAATCCTCTTCAGCTTTTATGTAAAGCTCTACATCTTCTCTGTTGCTGAAGTCAACCCGTGTGAAGGTCAGATCCGTCTCAGGATCCGCATAAACCTCTTTTTCTTTCTTCATGCTTATCCACCGCCAGCTTAACATAAAACTCCATCTCTTTCTGAAAGCGTTCAAAACTGTACTTTTCAGCCTCTTTCCTCAAAACAGCCGAGTCATATTTGCTACAGTTCCAGAGTGAAACAACGTTTCTCAGATTATCTATGTATGGCTTTTTTATGCGAACCCCAAGTCTGGGACTGTGCACTGTTTCTTTAAACCCGCCTTCATCCACACAAATCACGGGTGTTCCACACGCAAAGGATTCAACTGGAACTAGACCGAAGTCCTCATGATAGCCTGTTTGAATTGTTGCTTTAGCATGCGTGTAGAGGCTGGCAAGTTTTCTGTCTGTTATGCCACCTAGCACCTTTATGTTTGGGCAGTCTTCAATCAATTTTAGTAGATTTGTATTGGGCTTCTTATCGCCCATACCACCCACAATTATGAGCTTTTCACATGTGCCTTTGAAGGCTTCAATCTGTAAGGTTATTCTTTTCTGCCAGTTGATGCGTTGAACCGATAGAAAATAGGTTCGTTTAGGATTCTGAGATGTGGGGCTAAACGTGTTTAGGTCGACTGGAGGATAAACAACGTGGCTTTCAACTTGGAAATATTTTTTGAGCATGCATCGTGTGAACTTGCTGTTTGATATGATGACATCCGGCTTCTGATGTAGTTCCCTCAGCTTGTTGTTTATCCAATTTCTATCCCTCTTCAAAACTTCTCGGTGTATTGGCTCAATCATTCGTGTAATCTCGTTAAACATGAATGTTGTAGGTCTTCCACTGCGATGATTATAGTATATGCTGGGCTTGTCGATGACATCTAGAAATGCCAAGTCGAGAGGACAGTGGAATATGATTACGTCGCTTTCCGAGAGCTGTTTATGATTGCCTAACATTACACGTAGTTTAAGGTCAAGTTCGACTTTCTCTTTAGTGTAGGTTTCCATCTTTTCCCATCACTTTATGATTCTTCTTACGATTTCCTTCTCAAGTTCAGTGCTTATTTCCTCGATTTCCTTTCCTTCAATTTCTTTCAGCATAGTGTAGATCTTAGCTTTCAACGCCTTGCCTATCGCACGCATAACCCTTTCCCCGCCACCCTCCATGCGCATTTCAAGCTTAAACTGACAAATCTTCATTCATTCCACCCCCTATAGTTGAACTGGACTCAGAATCATCAAAACAGAATTGTACTCTCCAGTGCCTCCAGTCACTTTCATTTGAACCTGATAACTTTCATAACCCGACTCCACAGACCAGTCTATCCATCCGCTTGCAACGATTCCCCAATTTGGGCCAACTTGAGAAACTTCAGAACCTGCCACAGGTGTTCCAGCATTCTGACGAAGGACTCGTAAATACGTTATCTGTCCAGAAGTGTTGTTCTTGATATGCGCTATGATTTTCATGTAGAGCTTGGATGTGGTCTTAAACAAGGCAGCGTCTAAGGCTATGTCTGAGTTTGCAACAGTAACGTATGTTGTGCTTGTTGTTGTGCTCCCTTCCGCGCCAAACTTATTCGCTACTACGTGCCCGACAGGGTCTGATCCACCCTTTTGATGGGTGGGTGCATGTAAGCCGAGCCCGCCTCCTCCGCCACTTGCTCCAACACCAATAACTCCTACTTTTGTGCGCATCAGCTTTTCAACGGTAACGGTTGTAGCCCTTAAACCATAGAGATAGTCAGCAAGTAGGGGCTTTTCTTTTCCAAGTTCTAGGGTGATCTCCAATGTTTGCTCCGTTGCCATCACATAATATTCAACGCTTATGATTCGAAAGTCGGAGTCAATGTTTTCGTTTGGCAAAACAACATGAATTTTGTCGCCTGGTAAAGGAGGATTGGTGCCGTAGTCTAGGCATGTGGTTTCTATTTTAAGAGTTTCTGCCGGACTGCTAAGATGGTTCAGAAGAGCCTTTGCACGAAGGTTGCACTCATTATCGCTGTGCAATTCCTCGTCAGTTTCAGTTAATTCCCTCAAGCCATATTGACTTTGACTACTTACATCTTCTTGCACAGCTTCAAAGCGACGGTGATTAAAGAACAATTTATCGACCCAAAAGCTTCCTGCTCCTACGCCTGGAAAGTCTCCGTCTATGCGAATTTCTCTAATGTGTTTCCAGTCGAATGCTCCAAACGCTGTCCATTGATCACTGTTTTTGCTACCTATCGAAAGTGAAATTGGTTCCCAGTCTCCGCCAGGTTCGGCGTTGATGCTTTTGTGTGCCTCATTGTTGTTGATGTCATATAGGGCAAGCCCGATATGTCCACTGAAGGCGCTTCCAAGTCTGATGTTGAAGTTTATGCTTGGATAATCATCGCCATTAGCTTCTTGACCTGCTGGGAACCTCAAAAGCAGACAACCATAATAATCATTGACCGTAGTCGTGTGGCAAACTGAATATGAACCAGCAATCTTAGTTGCTGAATCTAGCGAAACTGTTCCTGTGCCTGTTCCACTGAACCACCCAGGAAGCTTAAGAACCAATGTCCCAGATGGGTAAGTGTTGACAAGATTATTCTTCATGATCAAGTCTTTGTTTACAGCGTCAATGCTTTCAATCTCGTTTTCTTCACTGCTCATATACTCAATTAGGAAGACTTTGTCGCCAACCGCAAAACCCGATACGCTTTGAACACTGACAACTTTTTGTCCAGCGTTAGCTTGAGCATCGGTTTCTGTTCGTATGTGGAGTTGACTTGATTCTGTCCATTCATCCTTGTCTGCGGGAACGCTTTTGTCGGTTAAGCCATAAACCATTATCTTATTTCGGATGCGGTGGATGTCTTTGGAGTAGCGGCTGACTTCTATCAATTCTGAAAGACTAACAGGGCTTGTTTTGCTGTTTTTTGGGAAAAACTCGAATTTGCCATCTGGAGCAACGCGAAAATCGAAACCTATAACGCCATTTTTGTCAGCTGATTCTGCAATGTATTTCAAAATGTCCCAGACAGGCGAATTTTCATATTCAAGCAAGGTATAGGTAGTGTCCGTATTTTCAACTAGCTCTATGCTGTTTCTGACATGGCTTAACCCAACATAATAATCCATCAAATCCTTGACTATCTCTTCACCCTTCTTATTCTCATAGGTTTTAGTGACTACTTTGCGAAAGAGTTTCTCTCCCCAGCAACGACCCCTCACGCGAATGTAGTTTTCAAGTGGCGTAGACTCAGGCTCTATCTCTTCTACTCTCAGGGTTATGATAAGTGGACAGTTTGCTCCTCTTCCAATACTTATGCTTCCATTGTCTCCAACATTAATGGGATACGTTCCACTCGGACTATACTTCTTGTTAAAGTTTTGAAGCAAACAGTCAAAACTCGAGACTTCTTTTGTGCAACCCAAATGAACCCTTAGATCGATGACGTCATCTTGTGGAGGTGTGACAGAGCCGAAAACAATGGCACAAACAGGCAAGGCAACGCTCACTATTCAACCCCTCGCCTATAATTCTCCTGTTCCTCTCCAGCTCTTCGGATACTACGGGCACGTGTTGGAGTCTCTGATGCAGTAGCGTTGAACTCGCGCATTGACGATGTAGCAGCCATAGTTGACATGCTAAGCGCTGCCATAGCTGCGGCTGCAACGATGATGGCGCCTACTCCCATTGTTAATAGAACGATTTTTGCTGCAAGACTTGCGTTATGCGCCCACTGAACCACTGTGTCAATGGCAGTTTTTATGGTTGAAATCGTTTGAGCACTAGCCAAATAGCTAAAAGTCCTGATTAGGGTTCCAGCCAACGCCAGAATGCTTCCAAAGCCTGCAATAGCGTCAGCTTGCTGTTTAGATAAAATGCCAAATTGCTCACCTACTCTTGCAATGGCAAAAGCTGAAGCACCGAAAGAGGCAAATTCACGACCAACACTACGAATCTCAGAACCCATTTTGCTACTGCTGGCTGAAATCTTTTCAAATTCTGCACTAGCCTTGTCCCTCGCTATCACATCAATGGCAACTTCATGAAAACTCAACCTTTAGCCTCCCTTATGGCATCATCAACTGCCTCATGCATGCTACGGACAAGACTTGGCATGCAATATTCAAGTGCCCTTGCTAAGAAACGTCTGGGCTGAATGAAACGTGTCCCAAACTCAACAAAAGCAGCATAAGAAGCTGTGGCACCGACTTTCAGAACCCACTCTCGTACTTTAGCATAGATTGTTGATTCAAGGTATCCTGTCCGTCTTGGTGCAAAAGCCTGCACTGTATTCTTTAGGATTTCACCCTGCTCTGCTAGCTTGTCATGTACCTGGTCCTTCATTGCAGAGTCTAAGGTCTCTATTTTGCTTCGTAAGTCATCTAAGCCTTCTATGTGGATTTCGATGTTAACTGACACGTCGCGCTTCCCTCTTTGCTTTCTCCATTTCCTCCTCCATTTGACGGTCTAACTCGTTGAGGATCACAAGGAACTGCTGGATTGCTTTGGCTGGCTGTCTTGCAAGCTGGTTAGGTGTCCATCCAAATTCTTTACAAAGCCGAAACTCTGAAAGAGCTTGACTCGGCTTTCCTCGTCTAATTGTTCTAATAAAAAACGAAGGTCTTCATGGGTCACTCCATTGAGCCTATTGACAATCTTAGAAAATAATTCCCCTAGCTCTATTGGGATTCCTTCATCTTCGCTTAGCAGTTTTTCCAGTGTTATCGGCTTGTTTGATGGCTGTTCTTTGAGACTGGCCCATATGGTTTCTGCTTGAATAGCCACAAAATCGCTACCACTGACCTGTCCCGTTATCGGATGATATTTCGTGTGCTTCTGAATCGTATGACTACGCTTAGCCCATGTAATCTCTTGGAAAATATAGTGCCCAGCAAACTGTTCTCCAAAACGGCTATCCAAGTCAACTTCTTCTTTTCGCATTTTGAATCATCTCCATAGTTGCTAGTCGATTCCGAATTGCTGTGTTGATGTCTTCAAGCACAATGTTTTGCATCCACTTTGGCAACTTCAATACCCGTTCGCCTAGTTTTTCCCACATGTGCATCCATTTCTTGCGTAGTTCGGCTTCTCGACCAAAATTCTCCAAACTTTTGACTTCAGTCACTTTAACCACCTAGCTAATGTAGACATCTCTTGCAACGAATGGCGCCTTTAGAGAAACTAGGTCCTCGATTTTAGTTGGTGTGCCGGCTTTTTCCCACTTACAATACTTGAATAGAGCGCTATTAGATCCACCTAAGCCAAACTTTAGACTAAACTCACCATCATTGACTATGTCATCATATTCTTGCTTGCTCTCAAACTCAAAAGTCATTTCACCTGATAAGACTCTGTGTCGCTCCTGCAGATACTTCAGCAAGTGTCCGCTTGTGCTTCTTATAACTGGCACACGTTTCAAGCTGTTTTCTATTGTGAACTTCCAGTCAGTGGCTCTTTCGACGGCAGCTAAGCCTGAGCCGTCACCTGCACCTCGTTGCACGAAGCTCTCATTAAAAGGAACAGCACCAGAATAATCAGCATAGGTAGCTCCCGATATTTTTGCGGTTCCAACGGTTACGTCTTGACCGATCA